TAGGAGAAAGTACTGCTATGTTCAATAGCAAGCACCAATTAAAATTAATAGATGAGATCTCAGTCAAAGGAAAAGAAAAATCCTTGAAGGTTTTTAGTCCACATATTGAATAGCATTGACTTCATCTTCTAAGTATTTGTGTATTCCTTGAAGTTTGATAGTACCTTCACGAATGATCTTCTTTATAACATAAGCATCGTTTTCATTTCTAAAAACTTGGTCAACATCTTTAATAGGTAGGCCACCTAAATCAGATACTATGTTTCCTTTTACATCTAGTACAATTTTAAAAGTTAATAATGTTGCTTCCATGTTTTTCCTTATTAAAATATTGTTAATTGATTGGGATTTTTCTTTAAGGATTTATTAGGAATATAATCTTTCCAATCTATAAATTCATAATGTCGCATGACTACCCATCGTTGAAATTTTTTAAGTTCTTTATCCTTATTATTATAAACCATAGGATATGGCTTACAACCTAGATCAATCAGTGTATTAAAGCGATGAAAAATATCATCCCAAGTCTCGTTTTTTTTAAATCCAATAAGCATATAAACCATTAAGTGCCGCATTGGTATTCCGTTTCTAGCTAGTTTCTTAGCACCTTTTGTAAATATTTTTTCATCACCTAGGTTATCCCATGCGGTGTAGAGCCTTCTGGTTTTAAATTTTGCATTATAATATTTAATATTCGGTAGTGTCTCAGCAGCACGATCATCAACCAATCTAATGTTAATGCCTTGATTGAAATTCACTTTAAATTTACCATCGATAATCTGATTAGCTTTCACTTCCCAATCTGGTTGTCCAAAGAAATCATTGTCCAATAACAAAAGATTCTTAGGATAAGGTTCGCCACGATAGACTTCATCAATCCAATTACTATGAACATTCTTTCCTTCCTTTTTACTAACCACACAAAACTTACATTTTAATCTACAGCCTCTTTGAGAGAAACCAATACTGTGTTCAAAATCAGGATAGCTTTCGTAATCATAATTTTCATATACAGGCTTGCCGATAATATTCTCAATCGTTATTTGATTATCAAAACCTGTACCACCTACAATAGCGTTTGGAAAGTTCTGTAAAAATTTTTGTTGCTTCTTCTGACTGAAAGTAAAAATAGAAGAACCATAAACTCGGTCATAATCAGGTTCAAACATATCTTTAGTAGATCTTTTAGAAAAAAATACTTCATCACCTCTTGACTTATGCCAATGTGATAACTTCATCAATGCAAGATTAGGTATCTTACCGTCTAAATGTGTAAGCCTAACCTTCATATTATCTCACACGCACCAGCAGTACACGCTAGTTCTTTAGTGTTCTCAGTCATGTCTTCTTTCTCGTAATCCATTAGTAAAGACCAATCAACTTTGTTTGTTGTTTTCTTTAACCACTCTTTATATTCTTTCTTTGTTATTTCTTGGTAAGGTGCTTGTTGATATGAATGATCTGCATAAGGAAGGAACGAAACACCAGAGATAGTATCAAAATTATTCCATACCCAGGAGCCTACATCTAACCATTCATTTTCACGAACAGATATAGTAGCTGATGGTTTATGTTCGCACCAGTGGTTCTGATATGTTTTCCATATTTCCAAATGCTCAATAGCTGTCAAGTCTTTTCTAACTAAAGAATCTTTTGGAGATTGTATAGGAAAGTAAAAGACTAAGGTATGTTCTGGTTTGGTTATATCATCTTCGTGGTATACTCCTTGATCTACCATCAACTGAGCAAGTGGATCTTTCTTATCAGCGCGTATAGTTCTTATATAATATTCACTATGTCGAGCATGGATGCCTGATGCGCTATCAACTAATTGACTAACAGTACCACTTGGTTTAACACAAGTAATAGCAACTGATTGTTTGATTCCTAAGTTAGCTGCCCAACCTTCGTTCATTGTAACTGCTACGTTCTTTAAAAACTTTAATCTCGTAGATAAGTTTTTATCTTCAGACATTTTCTTGTTGTCCATGATACCTGTAAGAGATACACCGAGTAGTGCTTCTTCTTCTGTGTTATTCTTCCAAGCCTTTGTCAAGTATCTAAAGTTAGTTAAGGTTGCTTGAAACGTACCAAGAATAGTAGCTAACTCTACTTTTCTTTCTAAGTCTTTCCAAGTATCGTTAGGTCTTACAACAACTTCTGTTAAATTACAGAACTGTTTGTTGCGCAAAATGATCTCACTACAAGGATTACAGCCAAAGTCTTTGTATTCTTCTCGTCTACCGTTCTTTGCCGCTTGATTCTCTGCTGCTTGTCGATTAAAGATACCACGCTCTCCGCTTTTAGATTCGTATAGAGATAACCATTCACGCATGAAGGCTCCCATTTCTGCTGAGTCTGTATAAGCTACCGAGTTGTTGGACAACGCTCTGTGTTGGCTATGTTCCCACCAGGAACCTGACTTAGCATTGCGCATTCTTTCGTCTGAAAGGTTGCTGAGCGAGATTAAAGCGCTACGTCTAACACCACCTACCACAACAACCTCTGCGATCTTACACATTAAATCATGGCAATCAATTGATACTAATTTGTTTTGTCCTTTAGCTACTGCATCGAAAAATATATTAGCAGTGAATTGAAATAGATCAGCTAAAGGTGCAGGACCACTAGCTCTACCGCCAAATGTTTTAAGTCTTGCTCCTTGTGGTCGAACATTACTCAGATCCCACTGAGGTATCTGTCCTGAATAAAGAAGAGACATAAACTCTTTGTAGGCTTTTGCCCATCCAATCTTTGAGTCAGCTACTTTTATTGCAGTATCTGTGTAGTGTATTTCTTCAGGAAGGTCAGGAAGTTTATTAATGTATTGTCGTTCAACACTGAACCCAACACCTGTACCACACATAAGTATGTAAAGTGTTTCATCGAATGCTCTAGGTGTATCAACAGCAACATAACTACAGTTAAAACCTGCAACATTGTCGCGTTCTAATGCCTTACCTGCTGACATTAAGGCTCTCATACTCGGCATTATGTCCAAGTTAAGCACAGCTTGTTCTAACTGTGGTCTCATGTCTGCTATATCTGTATCGTTATTCTTCTTTAAGTGTTCTTGCATAAAGTCAAAGTATCTTGCAACTGTCTCTTGCCAAGTCTCTCGTCTGTTAAGTTCTTCATTCCATCTAGCATACCTGCTTAGATGTATGAACTCTTGATATTGTGTGGGTAGTTTAGTCTCGTTCTTCATCTTTTAAAACTCCCATCAATTTTTTCTCGTACCATTCTGCTTTCTCCAAATCCTGTATTCCGTTCTTGTATTTAAATCTCCAGCGATATTTTAAGGAGTTGCCGCGTAGGTAGCCTACAAATTCTTCGTGTGTAAGCATAGCTTCGATAGCATCTATACATTCTATATCACCTTTGTTATAGTGTGGTGGATGGTTAACTAAGTCTTTCATTTCTTCCTCGTTGTAGTAAATCATTTTAGCCATTATTATTCTTCTCTCCAATTCTTAGGTAAACTCTCTGTGCTGTACCATCTGAATCCATTCTTTGAGGCCCACTCACCATGGCTTCTCTTTGTTCCGTCTCTTCTGACTTTTGCAGCAGGCATAGGTGCTGAAGGATTAGAGAATAAGAATACTAATTCACAATCATCTGGTAGTATCTCTTTAATCCATTTGTACTTATTGTATTCAGCATAATCCCAGAACCTACCTTTTGCTTCAAGATAAATAACTTTATCTTCTAAGATACGAATGAAGTCAGGATGATACTTGTGTGGAATACTATACTCTATGATTCCTTTGTGGTGTTCCCAATTTTTTAGTTCTTCCTGGTGTAGATCATATTCCCATTTGGAATCGTATCCTTTAGGTAGTCCTTTTTCAATTGGTCGTTTCTTTCTTGGTTTTCTTTTCATTAGTGTCTCGTCTCATCTGTTGGCATATCCATTCCAAGTTCTCGTAAGTTTAGTTCTTCACCTATAAGTTCTTTGAGTTTATGTAATAGTACAGTATCTATTTCATATAGCTCTGTGCCTGAGAAAAGTACACCACCTATTGCTGTAATTAATTCATCTAAAGGAATAGCAGTAATATCTATTTCTATGGAATCTCTTTCTTTGTCTGTAGTCATCATTGTAACTCTTTATTTAATTGTTCTAATGTTAAATCGGGATTTCTTTTTACCTTTTTATATATCCATTTTAAAGAATAAGCACTCAGTAAAAATTTCCTATTCGTATATATGTGAGTCTGCTCAGATAAATACTCTTCGATATTGTTTATGTTGATCTGTTGTTTATCTTCTTCATTAGGTATGATCGAATACAACCACTCAACTAGTAATTCTTTACCACGTTTCCTAAGTCTCTTAGCTTTTCTTCCATTCATTTGTTACCTCTCTAACTCGTGGAAGTTTTGCAACATTTGTCAAGTACTCAAGTTTCTTAGAATATTTAAATACTCTTAAACCTTCACCATCGTTAGCATCTGCGTGACAAACAAACTTATGTCTGCACCATACACAAGGTCTAGCAATTTTCATGTTGCCCGAAACTCCATCAGCTACAGTAGCATAACATTTCTCAGGTGGAGTATCTTGTTTAATCTGTTTCTTTAAAGTTTTAATCCTTTGTACGATATTAGGTTTGTCTAGTTCTTGTGGTCTAAACAAAGCAAGTTCTCCGTTCTCTTTATTAAGAGTAAGGAATCCACCGTGTGTTGTTCCTTCTGCTTCTTCGTACCCTGCTATCTGTGCCATGTAACCAAACGGATCGTTGTCAGGTAGTGTTCCTTCTTTGAATTTCTTGAATGCAAAACCTGAAGCTGTCTTAACATCTACTACTTCACCATCAATCTTACAATCCATGTGGCCTTTAATACCTTGTACTTTAACTTCCTTTTGTTCGTCAGTTACTTCGTGTCCTGCTAGTCTAGCTAAAAATAATACGACTTCTTCCAGGATATGACCATATAAAAACTTAATCTGTGTTGAAGCAGAGAAAGAATTTTTCTGATCTGTAGCTTTCATGTCGTACCACAACTGACGGTTGGGTTTACCTACGTTTGACATTCTCAAGGTAGGTTTGTTAACAGGATGTTCTCCTGACCAACCAAGTAATGCTTGTTTCATTGACTCACCGAAAGCTGTAGCTGTTTCTTCTGAAACTCCTAATGATTGTCCTTCTGTAAGTGTGTCAAGTTTGTCGTATATATCTTGTACGAGTGTGTCTAATGTTTTTTTCTTCATTCTGTATGCTCCGCAAATCTTAGTTCTCTATTGTCAGGATTAAAAAGTAAAAACTGTACTCCTAATTTTATTTGGAGTCCTGTCCTACCTGCTTTAAACTGAACTTTGTTTCCTGTTTTACATCTATGATCAGGCTGTGATGTTTTTACATCTATCAATGTAACGTCACCTTGTTTGGTCATAGCTATCATATCTATTGGACCAGTGCAGCCTGAGTTTTGAAAAACTTCATAGCCTTGATCCCATAACCAGGTGACTGCATAATATTCAGCAAGGTCACCTTTTCTATTTGAATTGTTCTTTGGAATACCTGTTTCATCTTCTTTTAACCACTCACTCAAATCTTCTTCTGTTAATTCAAACTCTTCACCCAAACTAAGTTGCATTGATTTATCTCTAATGAGTTTCACTCCAGTCTTCTCCTGTTTTATATTCGGCATCTAATGGACAGTGCATTTTGTATGATCACCAGCATCTTTAATGGCTTGCACTGCTAGTTGCCCGAATTGTTCTGTGTGTTCTGTCTTAACTTCCACTTGCCATTCGTCATGGATGTTAGCAACAAATTTATAATCTAATCCTTCGTCTTTAGCGTTAGCATCTAACATAACTAAAGCTCTCTTCATTACTATGGCTCCGCCACCTTGTAATAAACTATTCAAAGAAGAGTGTACGTTTCTTATATGTATTCGTCTTCCGTCAATTCCTTTTAAGTATCCTTTCGTTGCTGCTTTTGTAACTCTATCTCGAAGAGCCTTAAATGTTGGTTGATTAGCAAAGAAGCGTTCTCTAATGCTTCTGCCAGCCTTCTCGCTTCCGCCAACCAATTGTCCAAGTTTTTTATTTCCTGCTCCGTACAAGAGTGCATAGATGAAAGTCTTTGCCTGATTTCTTGATTTAAGTCCAGCAATTTTTTGATTGCGGGAGTGTATGTCTCCATATATAATTTCATTTGTAAATTCCTTATCTTTCATATAGTGTGCAAGCATTCTTAATTCCAAACCGCTTGCATCAATGCCTACAAGTTTGTATCCTTTTTGTACAGTCCAACATTCTCTGCATTCTGTTCCGTAAGGACTCTTAACGGAAGGTACTTGAGCCATGTTAGGCGCTCTATGACTCATACGACCTGTGATTGTACCATTAGGTATAACAAACCCATGTACTCTACTGTCATCTTCAACTGCATTAATCCAGGATTCGATCTGTGCTATCCTCTTTTGCAGCAATAGAAACTCAGCAATTAACTGAGCTTCTGGAATATCTTTTATGCGACCTAAGATTTTCTCGTCAACTACTGGTTGTCCTGTTGGTGTAAATCTGTATGGTTTCCAACCAAAGTCTTGTAAGTATTCGCCTATTTGTTTCCTTGAACCTAAGTTAAAAGGTTCTTCGTGTTCTCTTATAATCTTTTCTGTGCCTTCAGCAAACTCTATTTGTTCGTCTAAAGTTAGATGTACTTTCTTTCTTGTATCTAAGTTAAGTCCAAGCTTAGAAAGCGCACCAGTCTTTGTGTGCTGTGGTACTATCTCTTCTCGCATTATCTTAGGCTTGAAGGTTTCGTGTACTTCGTTCTCAACCTCTGACATTCTTTTGTAAAGACTTGCCAAAAGTTTCTCAGCTTTTGTTTGGTTAAATTTAAAACCATCTTGTTCTTGTGTCTTCATTATAGAAGCTATAGAGTGTTCTAAATTAACAGACTCCATTGAGAAACCTTTGGCTTCCTTTTTAAGGACATCAAGTACAAGTTTATTTACTTGAACATCTCTGACACAGTAATCTAACATCTCTTTAGAATACTTACTGTAATCATCGAAGTCTATCTTAGGAAGATTAATATCAGGATGATAGCCCCACATATTTAGACTATGGCCACCTTCTCTAACTGGATTAAACAACCTAGATAACACAAGAGTATCAACTAATTTCTTAGATGTTAGATCAACACCAAGTAATTTCTTTATGTAAGGTATGTCAAAACCTATGATGTTATGCCCGATTAAAGTATCTGCTTTTTGAAGTAACTCAAGACCTGACTCCAGTTGGTGAGGAGCAAATTTATAAATCTGACCAGAGTCAGAATCTTGAGCGACAATACACCAAACTTTGGTAGCTTTGATGTCATCTGTTTCTATGTCAAATACTAAACTAAGCATATTCATTGAACTCTAAATCGTTGTTATCATCTTCGTAATCTTCAGAAGGTATTTCATTTAACCTTCCTGTTTCTCTATCATATAGTAATCTACTAGCTAGACCTACATCACCAGTGTATCTGGATTTTAATACTCTCAAGAGCGTAGTGTTTGATTCGTCTGGATCGTCTGCTTGTTGGTTGCGTTCCAATCCTATGACGCAATCACTGAGTTGCGCTATACTCTGAGAACCTCTCAAGTGACTCAGGTTCACTTGTATTCCGTTCTCGTGTCCTTTGTTACCATCTACTCGTCTAAGGTGTGACACCAGTATAAGACCTGCTCCTGTTTCTTCACAAATAGATCTGAGCTTAGTCATTATAGCATCGATAGCTCTGCGTTCATCACCATCTATTGTGGCTGACACTAACATATGTAAGTGATCTACGATTACCCACTTACATCCACAACCTACGATCATGTATCTAAGTTTAGAAAAGATCTCTTCGATAGAGTTAGTACCGAAGTGAGCATGAATCC